TGCGGATTTCGCCCCTTTGTACTATTAAAACATCAATCTGTTCATCATCATCAAATACGCCAGCATCGGTTAAAGCATCCCACAGGGCTTTGATGCGGTTATCTATGTCTTGCTTACGCCTATCCCTAGGGTAGAGTGTAACTTGCATTTGTAGGCGTTTATCGCCCATTTTGGCCACAGCGTTGTCAAGCACATAGTCTTGCACTTGAAGTTTAAACTCTCTGCCAGCCTTACTGATTCCCATTCTATTCCTAAAAATAGTACGGTAACTGTTGACCGATGGGGGTAGGGGTAGGTTAAGCACAAGCATTTATAAGACTTTCTGTTTGTTCAAGCAATTCTTCTTCACTTATATTGTACTCAGCCTCAAACCGCTTGCGGCCCATACCATGTATAGAAGTATTTGATCCACGATGATGATAAGGACAAAGGGGTATAACAGGGGCATCACTTCTTTTACCAGCCCGTCTTATGTGGTGTAACTCTGCTGGCGTTCCCTCGTTGCCTTGATGCCTACATAGTGAGCATCCTAACTCGGCCACCTTACGAAAGTGTTGTTTTTCAGCCCTTGTTGGCATTATCTACACTTGCTTGCTCTAGCTTTTCAGCAGATTCAGCAATATCTACAGAAATCTCCATCATTAGCAAAGCACTATTATTTTTTAAGGCCTCGTCATACATACGAATCAATGTTTTTAGGATAAGGAATTCTTCGGTTAATCTGATCATACGGTAAATTTCTCCAATTGTCGGTTGTTTGCTGATTCTGTTTGCCAAGCCTGAAAACGCATCTTAGCTGCTTCTAGTTGCCACTTTAACTTTTCTGCATCCTCTGTGGCTTTTCCTATTGCAACGCATAAGTCTTGATAGTCTTGGCTTGCATAGGCCTCACGCTCTTGACCGCCAAGGCTTTGCTCACTTGACTTCTTCATCATAATGGCTTTAAGGCTAGATTTGTATGTTTCTAGCTGGGCTAGTTGACCTTTGGCTTTAGCGTAGTTAGGTGCGTGTGTGTATATAAAGTTTATTGCTTCATGCGGATCGTATTCATTCATCGCCAATCTCCTTTTTCGCCTCGGTTGCCTTTGATGTACTGGTCTTGTATATCTCGCATGACTGATGGGCGTCTACTACCAAGTTCATAAGTTGAGATAAGTCTGCGAAACTCTTGCAAACCTTTTTCTTTTCTAAGTTTGATCCAGTATCTAACTTCACATTGGTGTCTGTAGGTTTCGTCATCAATTCCTGTTAACAAGTCGTTCACTTAAGAGTTCCCAAGCTGTTGCTGCACAAAGTGGGACTTGTCCGTTTCCAATGGCTTTAAGTCTGTCCACCCTATCGGCCATCCCATCAACCACTCTACCCACATTGGGTTCAGTTGCCCACCATTGCTCTGTTCCGTATCCCTCACCGCTTGATTTATTGAATATTGAGCCGTATGACCACTTGGCCGTATCCTTGTCCAATTTGGTTGAGTTCCCCTTTTGCCAAAATTCGCATCGGGAGTTGGCCACATTCTTACCGCTTGAGGTAGGGTTACTGAGTGCATCGATCCTGTTTTTTGTTGCGTTGATTTCAGGTTTCCTGTGTATATGTCCGATACTGTCGGTGTCGGCCATTTGCCACTTGGTGTTTCTGCCAACAATCCAGATTCTGTCCCTTTTATGGTTAGCTCCGACTTCGTTTGCTCCCAGCACTCCCCATTCCGCATCGAACCCCATGCTGGCCAAGTCTGCAAGCACTCGTTCAAGTCCTCTAGAAGTGAGCATTGGACTGTTCTCAATGAATGTGTATTTGGGTCGTACTTCGCTAATAATCCTTGCCATCTCCGACCACATTCCTGATCTTTCTCCGTCAATTCCTGCTCCTTTTCCAGCAGAGGAAATGTCTTGGCACGGAAATCCGCCTGAAATGACATCAACAATTCCTCGCCAAGGCTTTCCGTCAAAGGTTTGAACATCATCCCAAATCGGGAAAGACGGGAGAACTCCGTCATTTTGTCGGGCAAGCAATACGCTTGCTGGATATTTTTCCCATTCAACGGCACAGACTGTTCTCCATCCAAGGAGCTTTCCCCCAAGTATTCCGCCACCAGCACCTGCGAAAAGAGCCAACTCATTCATGCCATCGCTTTCTTTGCCATAACTAGCAAACATTTATCTTTAAGTTCTTTGTAAGAAAGACCAATGCTGTGGATGCCAAGTTCAGAAGATTTGGCAATAATGCCTGCATCGCTAAACATCCATGCTTTGTCGTTGTTTGTAGTTTGTTGGTCTTTAACCCACTCAGCATTAAAACCAGCCCAACCTCTAGCACAGCAAATTTCCATTGCCTGTTGTAGTGACATCCCAGCTTTATTAGCTTCTCTGATTAAGCCTTTAAGAGCAGTATCTGTCCACTTTGCTTTTTTGGTTTTGCGAACTTCTAAATAGTCTTTAAAAACAGACTCAGAAACACCTTCAGGTGTATTTATTGGTTTATGGTTATTGGTTATTGGTTTATGGTTAGCATTGCCTTCGGATTGCGTTGGCTTTGCGTTCGCATTAGAATCCTTGTCTTTGTTAGCCCAACGAGCGTTAGCAGAAGCCCTAGCCTTGTCTGATTTACCGTGATACTTGGCTATAACATCATCACAACGCTTGTGAATGTACCCTTCTTCTGTTAATTCAAAGAAATCATTTAATACATTTGAAAACGATAGCATTTCTTCCGCATTGCGTATGCTATGCGTTCGCATAAGTTTATCTAAGTCGCTAGTTAATGGACTTTCAGATAAATAGTAAGTGTCAATTAGTTGCCTATAAATGCCATGTTCTAGCAGAGATAGGTGAGATGTATCTTTACGATAATCCCCAATATTATGCTCATAGTAGTGCATAAAAGCCTTTAAAAAAAATGGCTTCACCTGATACCCAACCCTTTTTTAAGGGGTCTGGAAGGATAGGTCTTAGCAACCTACTGAGTATCATGTGAAGCCACACTAAGTTTAATCCCCTTCCAAGAGATGTGTAAATCATACCGCATTATTCCAATTCAGGCCATATCATTTGAAAATTATCAGGAAATAGGCTTTTTCGGGTAATTAGCCCATGACTCTCTTTTTCTAGGGTTGCTGCCAACATGACTAGCTTATCCATAGGAATCTCGCTGTTTTGCCACATAGACACGGCTGGAACTGATACCCCTACTAGCTTGGATATACGGGTTGGCCCACCTAAAAGTTTAATTATTGCAGTTGCGTTCATATATAAGCTATCTTAACTTATTTACAAAATAATTGCAAATAATTGTTGACATAACATTTAAGGTGGCTTAATATTCAATTACGGCAATATGTCGTGATAACCGTAAAGGAGCTCTTATGAGTGAAATAGAAACGCAACAGCAAGACTTCAACAGCTTCCAAGAACACTTGGAACGCATCTTTAAAGACCTAGAAGATGGGGTCACATTAACTCTTGATGAAATTGGCGATCTACGCTATGCCTGTGGATTACCGTCACCAGTAAGAAAAAACCCTGTATTAGCTTCAGTCTTTGACGATTTTTCAAACATTTTTGGGAGTAAACAATGATTATTTCAGACAACAGTAAAGAATTTAAAATCGCACCTGCTGGCTTACATATGGCACGGTTATATAGCATTATTGACCTTGGCCATCAGGCTACAGAATGGGCTGGCGAAACCAAAATCATGCACAAAGTTGTATTTACTTGGGAATTGCACGGTGATGATGATGCAGGTCAACCATTAAAAACAGACGATGGAAAGCCTTTAATCGTGTCCAAACGCTATACCGTAAGTTTAGGTGACCAAGCCCGTTTAAGGCAAGACTTAGAATCATGGTCTAACAAAAAGATGAGCCCTGAAGATCGCAAAAACTTTGACCTTAAAGGTTTATTAGGTAAGTTTTGCATGGTAAACATCACTCATAGCGAAGATGGCAAATACGCTAACATTAGCGGCATCAGTCCAGTTCCTAGTGCATTGCGTAATGTTCAACCTGAGGGCGTTAATCCTACATTGCACTTTTGGTTAAATGAATTTGACCAATCTAAGTACGATGCCTTACCAAAGTACTACAAAGAAAAGATTGCAGAATCGTCTGAGTGGCGTGGCAACAAGGCTAAAGAAGCAGAATCTGCTTACAGCAAGCCTGTGGCCAACGATATGCCCGATGACATTCCTTTCTAGAATGGTATATAATTAACATACCTTTTTAAAGGAGTGTTAATGAAAACCTGTAAAACTTGTAGCAAAGAAAAGCCCTTGTCTAGTTTTTATGTGCATAAAAAAATGTCAGATGGACATTTAAATATCTGTAAAGATTGCACAAAGACAAGGGTTGCAAAACATAGAGAATTAAATATTGACCACATTAAAGAATATGAAAAAAAACGATCCATACTTCCTAAAAGGGTTCAGGCTCGTAAAAAATATTCTAAAACTGAAGCTGGTAAAAATTCTCATGCTAAGTCCCTTAAAAAATACAGGGAAAAGCATACGGACAGATACTTTGCCCATATTGTTTTTGCAACCGCTATGAGAGATGGAAAAGTGGTAAAAATGCCTTGTTTAGTTTGTGGTGATAAAAATTCAGAAGGGCATCACCCTGATTATTCAAGGCCTTTAGATGTAATTTGGTTATGCAATAAACATCATGTGGAAACACACAATTTAACAAGGAGTAAACCATGAAAAAACTACTAGCCGTTTTATTATTAACAACATCATTTGCAGCAGTAGCCGCTTGCCCACCATACGCACCATACGGTTGCAAACAGGGCATGAACGGCAAGATGATTTGCGGTTGCGGTATTAGGTAACTTTTAGGGGGAAAGTGCTACCGACACAAGTACCCCACCTAAAAAAATGATGACTATTTTATTTACTTTATTAAGTGGTATTGCAATTCTAATTTTTGCTGTGTTGTCTATTTTGTTTGCTTTATGGTGGACACAGAATGACTAAGATAGCCATTAAAACCGCTTGGGTTGCGTTATTTATTGTTTTAGTGGTGTTGGCTTATGGTCATGGCTACAAAAGCGGTAGAAACGCTCAATTAGACTTTGAAGATGTATTAAAAATAGCTAAATCGCAATTTACTTGCAGAATGGAAAACAAATGATCGTAAAAGAAAAGGTACAAGAAAATGGCCATTGGTACACTAAAGACGGCCATCCAGCCTATACAACCATTGGAAAAACTGGCGAAAGACCGACCACGCTACGGGATGCAAGAAAACTTGGACTTCTGCCAAGCGTTACAACAATCAATGGAATGTTATCAAAAGCAGGGCTTGACACATGGAAACAGCAACAAGTCCTCT